GCACTGTTAGAGCAGGCAGGGTTCACGGTGAGGGCGAAGAAGAAGAATCCAGCGGTTAAGGATAGGGTCGCGGCCATGAATAGGGCGCTAGGGCAGGGAAGGGTTAGAATCAACGCTGAGGCGTGCAAGGTCACAGCCGAATCGTTAGAACAGCAGGTATACAAGAACGGTGAGCCAGACAAATCGAGTGGCGTAGATCACCAAAACGATGCGACAACGTACCCCATCGCGTATGAGATGCCGGTCATGAAGCCGGTTGCCAATGTACGCTTTGCCTTTGCCACCTAAGAGAATCAACCGATGACAGTAGAAAACAAAAACCCCGATTATGAAACCTATCTGCCGGTCTGGAAGAAGACGCGAGACGCCGTTAGAGGCTCTGTAGCCGTAAAAGATAAGCGGCAGGACTATCTGCCTGTTCCCGATTCAGAATCCAATGATGACAGCGTAGGCTCGCAGTCGATGCGATACCGGCAATATCTCAAGCGTGCATTGTTCACCAACTTCACCGGACGCACCAAAAATGCTTTGGTTGGGGCGGCATTCCGAAAGATGCCGGTGCTTGAGATCCCTACGGCCTTGGATTACCTTTTGACCGATGCAACCGGCGACGGATTAGGGCTGGTTCAAATGGCCAAGGATGAGCTGTCCAACCTTCTGGAAACAGGCCGCGCCTTCTTGCTGGTTGACTACCCCCAAGCGGAAGATGGGTTGAGCGCCGAGGATGTCTCAACGCTAGACCTAAAAGCCTCAATTGTCCCGTTCACGGCAGAACAGGTCATTAATTGGCGTACTGAGTCAGTCCGAGGCCGCAAGCTGCTGACCCTTTGCGTGATCGCGGAAGACTACAAGGACGGCGGGGATGAGTTCTCGCACGATACCGATACACAATACCGAGTGCTCAGGTTGAGGGAAGATGGTTACACCCAACAACTCTATCGAGACGGCGCACCATATACCGAGGAGTTCTACCCGAAAAAGGCCGATGGTTCGGCTTGGGACGTAATCCCCGGAATCTTCGTTGGATCAAAGAACAATGACGCGACGGTAGACGATGCGCCGCTTTCTGATATTGCGGATGTGAACATTGCCCATTACCGCAACTCGGCAGACTACGAAGAATCATGTTTCTTGACTGGCCAGCCAACCCTTTTCATCACTCATAGCCTGTCGATGGAGCAGTGGTTCGAGTACAACCCCAACGGGATCAAGTTAGGATCTAGGGCGGGCCATGTGCTAGGTGAGGCAGGAAGCGCGACATTGGTACAGGCTGACCCCAACAACCTAGTTTTAGAGGCAATGAAAGCCAAAGAGAACGCAATGATCGCCATTGGTGCGCGTATCGTCACCGATAGGGGCGGGAATGAGACGGCAGAGGGCGCGAGAATCCGATTTGCCAGTGAAAACTCAGTTCTAGGCGATATTGTCCACAATTTGAGCCAAGCTATAGAACAGTGCTTAGTATGGTGCGGTGAATTCATGGGCGTTGGTGATTTGTCAGAGTTCGAGATCAACCGAGAGTTTTACGACAAGTCCGTTGATCCTCAATTGCTCATGTCAATGGTCACGCTCTTGGATCGGCAGATCATCAGCAATCAGGACATCTTTGACCGACTGAAAGCAGGGGGAATCATCGACGCTGATCGACAGCTCGAAGACATCAAGGAAGAACTCGGAGAACTGGCCCCGCTAGGCTAACCCATGTCAACCAATGACAAAATAGAAGACGCCGTTACACGCCATCAGGTGTTCATCATGCGTTACTCGCAAGGGCGTGAGCGTTTGGCCGATGACTATGTGGAAAAGCTGATAGAGGCCGTCACAGAGCGTCTAGGGGCGGATATAGCCACGGTTTCACCGGCTAGGCTGGATCAGATCATCGCCGAAGTGGCCGAGGAGATAAAATCCCAGTCTGAGGAGTACGAAAAGTCCGTTGTCGATGAGATGCTGGAGTTTATCGGGTATGAATCCGAGTTCAACGTTAACCTCTTAGAAAATGCCGCCGCTGCCGTTGCAGTGACCGCCCCAGCCTTGGCAATCCTACAGGCCGCGATGCTACTGAGACGAATGCCGTTAGAACCCGATAGATCGTACACCATAAACGAAGCGTTGCAGGAATACTCTGGCAGAAAGTCCAGACAGATAGTCCAGACCATCAGGGACGGCGTAACCCTTGGGCAGACATCCGAGGAAATAACTAGCAATATCAAGAACTTAACTAAGTTGCAGCAAAGGCAAGCGGCAACACTTGCTAGAACCGTCACAAACTATACAAGCGTCCAAGCTAGAGAAGTGGTTATGAGGGAGAACCCTGATATAACTAATAGTTATAAATGGATTGCCACGTTGGACGGTAGAACCTCTTTGATCTGCGCGAGCAGGGATCAGCAGATATTTAAAGAAAGCAACGAAAGCCCAAAGCCTCCAGCGCACTTTAACTGTCGCAGCACCATAGCCCCAGTCGTTGAAGGGGACTCAGCAGACCAATTTAGAGCCGCTCTAGGAGACTCTGGAGCGCAGCAAGTAAGTAAGAGCACTCGATACGAAACATGGCTTAGACGGCAATCTAGGGCGTTCCAGACGGAGGTTTTGGGGGTTACGAGAGCTAAACTGTTCCGAGAGGGGCGAATCTCAATTGGGCGCTTTGTGGATTCACAAGGGGCGACATTGACACTCGACCAACTCAGGAAACTGGAGCCTATGGTCTTTGAGGACTTGGGCATTTAATACGCCAGAGGCGTACATTGCAAACTAGAGGTGAGCAAATGGAAGCGTTAAAAGACATCGAGCTAGATGATGACGTAAAAGGGAAGATTGCGGAGCAAATTGAGCAAGAGCTGCAATCGAGGTTAGATCAGGAAGTTTCTGGCCTAAAGGCTAAAAATGACGAGCTGATCGCTGAGAAACGGAAAGCCCAAGAGGCGACCGAGGCAGCAAAGGCTAGGGCCAAACAGGAAGCAGAGGAGAAGGCTAGGGCTGAGAACGATTACAAACAACTGTTTGAATCGCAGAAGCAAGAGTCGGATACCCTGCGAAAGACCATCGAGAAGATGAATTCGGACATTTCTAGGTCTAAAATCGACCAAGAGGCTGTAAAAATAGCGTCAGGCTTGACAAAAGACACAAGTCGCGCAAAACTATTGCAACAACAGATTAGCCAGAGGCTAACCCTAGTTGACAATGAGATTCGAGTGGCAGATGAATCGGGGCAGTTGACCGTTTCAACACTTGATGACCTCACTAACTCCATCAGGCAGAACTTCCCGTTCTTGGTTGATGGCAGTCAAGCAAATGGCGGCGGGGCCGTCAGAGCGCAAGGCAGAGCTGAAGCGCGATCCAAAGAAATGTCACGAGCTGACTTTGATGCACTACGTCCGGTTGATCAATCGGATTTTATGCGTTCGGGCGGCAAACTTTTTGATGATTAAGGAGGCCAACAATGGCTAACGTATTAACTAACCTTGCTGCTGACATTTATGTCGCGGCTGACGTAGTGGGTCGAGAGCTTGTTGGCTTCATTCCTGCGTCTACCATTAACGCAAACGGATCAGAGCGAGTCGCTAAAGGCGATACCGTTCGAGCATCCTTCACACGAGCGGCGACTGCTGTAGATGTGTCTGAGTCTATGACTGTTCCAGAAGGGACTGATCAGACTGTTGACAACAAAACGCTGTCTATCACTAAGTCTCGCGCAGTACAAATCCCTTACACTGGGGAAGATGTACGGCACTTGAACAACGGTATTGGCTTCGAGACTGTTTACGGCGATCAGATTGCACAAGCAATGCGAACGCTCTGTAACGAAGTAGAGTATGACTTGGCTGTTGAGGCGTATACCAATGCTTCACGCGCTCACGGTACTGCTGGAACGACTCCGTTTGGCACCAACAACCACGCTATTGCAGAGATGCGAAAGATCTTGGTTGATAACGGTATGCCTACTGAACAGGATCAGGTCTCCTTGATCTTGAGTTCTTCTGCCGGTGCTAACTTGCGTAAGCTCGCTGCATTGCAGGAGGTCAACAAATCAGGTAATGACACTTTGCTCCGTCAAGGTATCTTGCTTGATCTGTTCGGCATGGGCATTCGTGAGTCTGCACAAATCCAAAGCCATACCAAAGGAACGGCTACTGGGTTAGACGCAAACGGCGGCAACGCTGTCGGTGACTCTGTTATCGCTCTTGATGGTGGTGACGGCGGCTCCTTGTTAGCTGGTGATATCGTTACCTTTGCTGGCGATACCAACAAGTACGTTGTGAACGGCGGTTTCACGGCTGCCGCTGGTAATGCAACTCTCGGTACTCCGGGCTTGCAAGCAGCACTTGCTAGTGCCGCTGAAATGACGATTGGCGATAGCTTCTCTGCTAACATCGCAATGCACCGTAGAGCATTAGAGCTTGCTATTCGCGCTCCTGCTGTACCTGAAGGTGGCGACTTGGCTGATGACTCCCTCATCGTTCAAGACCAGCGCAGTGGATTAGTCTTCGAGGTTCGTGTTTATCGCGGGTATCGTAAGTCTATGATCGAAGTTGGTGTTGCATGGGGCGTGAAGGCTTGGAAGCCTGACTTCATCGCTACTTTGCTTGGCTAATATTGGCTAATGCTAGATGATTGGGGGCTTCGGCCCCCTTGATTCTTACTTGAGGATAGGTAATGGCGCTTATTATCGAAGACGGTTCAGGTGTAGCGAACGCTAATAGCTATGTAACTACGACAGAGTGGGATACTTGGGCAACTGCTCGCGGTATCACCCATAGTCACAGTGCAAGCAAGATCGAGGAGCTAATCCTCACAGCAATGGATTACATCGAAGCGCAGAATTTCTTGGGACGCAAAGCAACTGATGCTCAGTCGTTGCAGTGGCCCAGAACAGAAGTATACATAGACAGTTACTCGGTTAACTCAGATGAGATACCGAAAGAGCTAAAGAATGCAGTTTATGAAGTTACTAGAACGGTTTCTGATGGCAATTTTGCGCTATCTGCTAGAGACAGACAGACCACCCAAGAGAAAATTGGTGAAATAACAGTAACTTACAAGAACAACGCAAGCATGAACAAAGAAACGCCAGCAGTTAGATCTGCTATTAGAAAGATCATCAAGCCAGTCAACGGAGTATCTAGGGCGTGAGCTTTAATTATACAGCCACACAATCGACTGCGACTAGCATCTTGACGAAGTTTGGCGAGGATGCCACTGCGACTAGAACGGGCGGGGCTAGTTTTAACCCTACAACCGGATCTTATACAGGCGGCAGTACGACCACAATTACCGGCAAAGCTGTAAGGTTAAACTACAGCAAATCGGAGATTGATGGCGAAATGGTACAGAGAGACGATGCTAGGATGTACTTCCAAGCTGGCAACGGATCTCCTGAGATAGATGATAACATTCTGTTTGACTCAGAAAATTACAGGGTTATGGATGTCGTTACCATAGCCCCATCAGATACGGATGTGCTCTATGAGCTTCAAATTAGACGTTAAGGCTTGGGCAGAGGAGACTGGACGAGATGTCGTTGACGCCAAGAAGGGCGCGGCGTTGAAGTTGATAGAGAATGTGTTGGCTGACACTCCTATAGACGAAGGAGTTCTGATTAACAACTGGCGAACGGGGATTAATACGAGAAACGGCAGAAGTCTAAAAGGTGCAGACCCAAGCGGCTCAAGAGCTTTAAGTGAAGCAAAGACTAAGATTAAAAAGGTTATAGGCGATGAGACTATCGTATTCTCTAATAATCTACCCTATGCCCCAGTGGTTGAGTTTGGCTTGTACCCTAACCCGCCGAAGAACCCTACAGGAAAGACGATCAATGGCTTTTCTACCCAAGCGCCAAAAGGTATGAGCCGAATAAACGTAGAGAGGATGGCCGTATCTATGAGGAGAGACAGAGAAGGTTTGATAGTAATTGGTAAACAACCATGAGCACTGTATTCTCTGACATTAGCGCAGCACTAGACGCAAGGCTTAACTCGTTGAGTGGTAGCGCCCCGATTGCTTGGCCTAATACAGTTTTTAAGCCAACCAAAGGAACTCTATATTTGAGGCCGTCCCTGCTGCCGGTCTCATCTGCCCAAATTGGGCTAGGGTCTGCTGGACTAGACGAACACGCTGGTATTTACCAAGTGGACGTTTACGCCCCATCAGGCAAGGGAAGGAATGAGGCAGAAACAAAAGCGGATTCTGTTGCAGATCACTTTAAGCGAGGCACTGATCTAACTTATAATGGCGTAACAGTTCGTTTAGGCGACACCTCTCGGAATGAGGGATTAATCGTAGATGACAGGTTTGTTATCTCAGTCTCAATCAACTATTCGGCTCATGTAGCCCCAAGGTAAATAATATGACTATTGCAACAGGCGCTCGGCATGATATGGGCTACATATTAGAGTCGGCATTTGGAACGACCCCAGCAACTCCAGCTTTTAAAGCTATTCGACACACAGGGACAACTTTAGGGCTATCTAAAGACGCCATTGAGTCGGAAGAATTGAGAGAGGATAGACAGATTGCTCATTACCGACACGGCAATAAGGCAGTATCGGGAGATATCAACTTCGAGCTTTCTTATGAGTCTTTTGACGATTTGCTTGAGGCTGTAATGTGCGGGACATGGACTACAGATGTCCTTAAACCTAGCACAACCGCTCGCTCTTTTACCATTGAACGTCACCACGAAGATATAGATAAATATATCCGATCAACTGGCTGCTCGTTCAACAGCATGAGCCTTTCGGTTGCGCCTAATTCAATGGTTACAGGTTCATTTTCAGTTATCGGTAAAGACCTAACAACTTCGGGAACAGCTATCACTGGAGCAACTTACCCAGCGGCAACGACTACAGACCCGTTCGACAGCTTCACTGGAGCTATTACCGAAGGCGGATCAAGTATTGCAGTTGTGACCGCTCTTGAGCTGAATATCGAGAACGGAATGGAAGCTCAATATGTCGTTGGCGATTCAACTACGTTACAGCCGCCACTAGCTAAGTCTACGGTTACAGGGTCAATTACCGCATACTTTGAGAACACTACACTGATTGACAAGTTTATTAACGAAACGTCCTCAGCAATTACGTTTACTTTGACTGACGCTGCTGGGAATGACTACGTTTTTAATATGCCAAATGTGAAGTACAACTCCGGTAATCCAGAGGTTGGTGGAGCAGGAGCTATTACGGTGACGTTAGATTTTATCGCGTTATTTGACTCGGGGATTTCCTCACAGTTAGCTATTACTAGAACAGACGGGTAAACAGGGAGAGAGGGAAGGATGGATATTAATGATTTTTATACAGCGGATGAGCATGAGAAAGGCCGAGAGGTAGCTATAAATAACCCCAGCACTGGCGAGCCGTCAGATGTGGTTTTTATAGTTAGGGGGCCAGACTCAAAGACCTTTAGGAAAGCGATACTAAAGTCTAATCGAGCGAATCTTGAGGTTGACGATACAGATAGCATGACTGACCTATTGGTCGCAGTGACGATAGATTGGAAGGGCTTGAAGCAAGGAAGTGGCAAGGACGCTAAAGATGTTCCTTTCTCTCCTGAAGCAGCCAGAAAGATCTACGATCAATCTCCTGATGTAGCAACTCAGGTTATGACTTTTGTTAGCCAGCGCCAAAATTTTATCAAGGGCTAACTGACGAACTCTTGACGTATGCACAGTGGCAGTTTTGGGCCTCTGGCTACGATAAAGACTCCAAAGTTAGCCGTATTGAAAACTTGAGGCAAGTCGAGAAGACGCTGGGACGCAAGCCTAAAGAATTGCAAGCCGCACCTGTTTTACGGGACGAGCTTGCATATCTTTGGTTGATGTTTGTTCGGTTGAAGAACGCATCTGAAGAGGCGATTAGCTACACGCATATAAAAGATTATATGTCCATATTTGGGGAGCTAACGCTTTTTGAGATAGAAACAATCGTCGAACTAGACCAAGCCCAAAGGGTAGAGGCAAATAAGAATGGCTGACGCAAATTTAGACATAAGAGTCACCTCTAAGGGCATCAAAGAAGCACACCTAGCACTTCAAAAGCTGGGTATTAGTGCTGATAAGGCCGAGGAAGCGGTCAAGCAGTACAAGGAAGAAACCAAGAAAAATACTGCCACTCAAAAGCAGTATGAAACCCAGCAGGAAAAGACGACCTCGGCAGTTAGTCAAGCTGCCAAAGTTCACAAAGAAGCTAGAGGCGGCTTTCGCGCAATGCGAGGAGCCACTCAGCAAGTATCCTTTCAGCTTCAAGATATCGCAGTCCAAGCCCAATCCGGCACCGCTGGTTTAACTATTTTGGCCCAGCAGGGACCACAACTACTTTCAGTGTTTGGCCCTGCCGGTGCTGTTACTGGTGCTTTTGTTGCATTTGGCGCATTAATTGCCGGTGTGCTCTTGCCCGGCTTAATGGATAGCAAAGACAAGGTTGATAACTTAGGCGAAGCTCTTGACCGTTTAAAAGCGGCAACAGACAGGACAAAGGGCGGCGTTCTAGCTCTTAGTGAAGAATTCGCCACTTTAGCGAGAGAGTCAGGCGCATTAGCAGAGCTTGAGCTGGCTATCGATGCAAGCAAGATCGAGAAAGGGCTTGAGCAGTCAATAGGCAAGATTGAAGAAGCTCTTAACTTTCCTTTAGAAATACAGTCAAGTTTATTCCAAAACTATCAAGACAAGATCAACGGGGTAAATAAGTCTGTCAATGACTTAAGCACTGTAAGCCTTGCGGGAATTAAAAAAATAAGGGCGTTCGGTGAAAGTATAGGCTTAACAGCTCGGGAAGCTAGTGATCTTGGTTTAGCTTTTGGCAAGTTTAAGGAGCAAAGGACTCCTGAGCTATTTGACGAATTACAAGCAACATTCAAGAGGTTGAGAGGGGAAACCACAAATACAGAGGCTTACGACAAACTAGCAGATATTTTTGTCAATCAAGCAAGGAGTATTCGGGCAGGGACTAAAGCCTTAGAGGATAACGCAGCCGTTACGGCCATGATACAAGAAGGCAAGCTAAAAACCGTAGCTTCACTTGAGGCCGAGGAGAGAGCTAGGAAAGAACTTTCTGCCGCTGTCCAAGAAGAAATCGACAAAAGAGCCAAGCTAGTTGATCTAAATCGAAAGGGCATTCCTGCCACCCTAGACAGGGAGGTTAAAGAAACAGCAGAGGCTGAAAGGAAAAAGGCTGAGTTAGTAGAGCGAACTCAAAAAATATTATCCACCTTGTACAGCGAGACAAGCCCTGCTGTTTTGTCTTTCGCTCGACAGCAGCAGACCATTCTGGCGATATTGAAAGAATCCCACGCACAAGGTGCGATGGAAGAAGAAGCCTTTATAGCAGCCAAAAAGCGAATTAGAGAAGATTATGCTGCGTTCGTTCAAGAGCAGGAGGATAAAGCAGAGTTAATAGAGGCTCAGAGACAGGCTAGGGAGTTACAGAGAGCGGCAGATCTGGCCTATGCGAAGATGTCCCTTGTAGAAAAGTGGATGCACAGTACACAGGAAGCGATTAATAATGTAGACGCTATGTACATGATGATGGCGGTAAACCTTGAGTCGAGTCTAGCAGGGGCTTTCGAGGGGCTACTAACCGGAACTATGACGGTTAAGGAAGCCTTCATGGATTTTACCAAAAGTGTTCTGCAATCGTTCCTGAGTATGATCGCCCAAATGGCGGCAAAGCGGATGGCCTTGTTTCTTGTCGAAAAGCTAATAGGAAAGACTGCCGCAGCCAGCGCCGCGACGTATATGGGGCTAAATGCAGCAGCGATGAGTATGCAGGCAGGACTAAACGCCTTTGCTAGTACAGCAGCAATCCCAATCGTAGGTCCAGCAGCCGCGCCAGCGGCAATGGCAACTGCCATAGGGATTACCGCCCCTATAGCGGCAGCAATTGCAGCGACAAGCACAGCAGCAGCGGCAGCAAGGGCAACTGGTGGTCAGGTTCGAGGCGGTCAATCATACTTAGTCGGTGAGCGAGGCCCAGAACTTTTGACGATGGGAGGATCAGGTCGTATATCGAGCAACGATCAACTCAAGAATGCAGTTGGTGGTGGCGGGGGTATAACCATAGTAAATAACGTAGATGCCAGAGGCGCAGATGCGAGCGTGGATGTTAAGATAAGAAAGGCAATGCAAGAGACAGCGGCCACCACTATTGAAACAATACGCGACTTATCAAGAAGGCGTAGATTTATATGAGCACTTTCGCATTTGCAACAGATGTTCCAAACGTATTGCCCAGCACATCGGCTTGGGAGCTGGTAAGCAACTCTAGGGTTTTCCGTAGCCCGTTGACCAACGCCATACAAACAGCAGCGAGAAAAGGATCCCACTGGAAAATATCTTTATCTTTCAATAACTTATCTGGAGAAGATCGTGCAAACATGCAAGCATTTCTCACTAAGCTGGAAGGCCAAGAACATAGATTCACGATCATAGACCACACCTTTGTTCGCAGAGGATCTGGTGTTGATACAGGGCTTGTGACAGGCGCAAGTTCTGGCAATACACTTAACTTCACCCGAAGCCTAACCAGCTCTCTAAGTATAGAAAAGGGCGATTACGTCAGTGCTAACGGCCAGCTTTTTATGTGTACAACTGCAATGGCGGCTACCACAGCAACGACAGGTTTAAGTATTGGTGTTGCCCCAGCGGTAAGAAACTCATCAGTCGGGGCGGTTGCAGAGCTGGACGCTCCAACTGGGGTCTTCATGCTAACATCTTCGGCAAGCTGGGATACCCAGACGGGCTTATTTTCTAGCTTTAACATTGAGGCGATAGAGGACGTTCTAGCAACATGAGCAGAGATTTAGCCAGCAATACAGCGATATCCTATTCGGCCTCAAATGTTTATCCGATCACATTTGTAAAGCTGGAGTTTTTGCCTGCGCCAGATGGCGTTGGCACTATCAGGATTCACAATGGAATAGGAACCTATAGCTGGGCAGATCCTGACGACGGCGCAGGCGTTCAAAACTGGGCCGGAACAGGCGATCTTGGGCAGATAAGCAAGATACAAGAAGGCGAAGAAGTCAGCCCCTACGGCATTCAATTAACGCTTTCAGGGTTAGACCCTGATCTAGTTGGCGAAGCTATTAAGGAAAGCTATTACCAACGCCCTGTGACGTTGTACGTTGGAGCTTTAAACGATAGCGACCAGTTAGTAGCGACGCCTGACGTCATGTGGACGGGCTTCATGGACTTGATGACTGCAAGTGTGGGCGCTGAAGGCGGCGATACTCTTGTGTTGAACTGCGAAAGCGAGCTTGCCATGTTTGAGCGATCTCGTAATCTCTTGTTTACGAACGCATCCCAACAACTAATTAGCTTAAACACTCCGCCCGATACGTTCTTTAATCAGCTTCAGGACATGCAAGATTTAACTTTGTCATGGGGCAAGAAGGGTTCTCGCATTGTTGGTAGCCGTGGAGGATTTCACGCAGCGCCATTTGATGATATTGACTTAGAAACAATTAATAATCTTACGGCTCCAGACTAATGAACATTGTTGCTAACAAGTTTTTATCTTCTCTCAACTCTTGGGAAAAAGGAGATTTCAAATACGGCAGAACCGATTGCTGTCAATTCGCTTCTCACATTGTTAAAGAAATTACTGGCGAAGATCACGCATCTAAATTTGAGTATGGCTCTGAAGAAGAAGCTCAAAGAATTATTGAAGAACACAACGGTTTAGTGGGCCTGATTTCAAGCCTACTTGGCGAGCCTAACAAGACGGAGAAAGACGGCGATGTTTGCGTCTTATTTATCCCGTCTATTGGCGAGCTGTTAGGCGTTCGGTACAACGGCAATGTGGTCTGCATAACCGAGAAAGGTTTAAAGGCCGTTGAGTATAAATATGTAATAGCGGAGTGGGCGATATGCCACCAGTAGTAGCCTTTTTAACAGCAGTAGGAACTTTTGTTACAGCGGGAGTGGCTTTAGGTGCTACGGCGGCTATTATTGGGACTATTGCCATTGTCGGAGCATCTGTACTCGCTTCAAAACTACTAACTCCCAAAGTCAATATGGGCGTTGTTGATAGTGACAGGGCCAGACAGACCACAGTACGCAGCACTATTGAGCCTAGGAAGTTAGTTTACGGCGAGACCATGATTAGCGGCGTTGTGTCTTTTGCCCAAGTTGATGGCGCTAACAACAAAAATCTTCATCAAGTTATTGCTATCGCAGGTCACAAATTAACGTCAATAGATAAAATCTACTTTGATGATTATTCAATAGACCTATCCTCTCAAGTTGACGTAAACGGCGATGTTACTTCTGGGAAGTTTGCCAAGAAGACCAATGAAGATGGCGTTCTTGAGACGATGGTTCATATTGAGACTAGAGATGGCTCATCAACTCAGACGGCATACCAACCCTTGGTTGACGCATTCGCTAGACCGATTTTAGGGACTGGTTATGAAAGCACGCACAGGGGCGATAATGTAGCCAGCATTTACACTCGATGGACCATTCACGAAGGGTCAGCCGAAACTTGGGATGAAGTTGGCGGCATTCAAAACATTAAAGCAGTCGTTAAGGGCAAGGCTGTATACGACCCTCGATTAGATGTTGCGGCGGGGAATGCTGCTGGAGCTAATCCCACAACAGCAGCTTATATAAAATACTCCGACGGAGCTACTACAGCTACTCACCAAAGAGACTTGCAAGGGCAAAACCCAGCCTTGATGCTTGCTGATTACCTTATGGATGACAAGTTCGGTCTTGGACTTCCTGCAAGCAAGATAGATTGGCCTGCGGTAGTTACTGCGGCAGATGCTTGTGACTTCTTAGTACCCATCCCAGTCAGCCAGACTCAAAAACGCTTCTTCGGATCTGGTGTCATCTTTGGATCAGATAGCCACAGAAAGTCTATTTCCAAGATCCTTAGCGGGATGAATGGCGACCTTATTTATTCTCAGGGCAAATATATTATCAAGGCAGGCATTCACGAAGCCTCAAGCCTTGATATCACTGAAGACGATTTAGCTGGCGACTTTACGGTCAAGACTTCAATCCCTAGAGCAGACCGATTTAACACGATCAAAGGGATGTTTATAGACCCAGCATCAAACTATAAGATGACAGAGTTTGCTCCTAGAACGGTTACTGGCGCTGTAGCTAGGGACAACGGGGAAGTATTAGAAGAAGAAATCAAGCTAACTTTCACATCTGACAGGTACGTTGCACAAAGAATTGCAATCAAGAAGGTCAATCAATCATTCCTTCAGACTACTTTAAGTTTACCTGTCAACCTCAAGGGGATGAAAGTTGCGGTAGGCGACAGAATCACCTTAGCTTTAAATGATTTCGCTACAATTAGTTCTGATTGGAATCCAAGCAAAGAGTTTAAGGTCATTGGCTGGTCGTTCTCTGAAAGCGGAAGCGGCGCGATTGACCTTAGCCTTATTGAAGATGATTCCGCACGATACGCTGACCCAGCCGAAAGTGAGTACAATCAGATATCTAACACTGGAGTTATAACCACATCTCTAGCTGACGTCCCATCTCCGACTAATTTTACGGCAACCGCTGGATACAATTCAGTTAATCTTGAATGGACTAACCCAACCGATACTGGGACATGGGAGCAGATCTGGATATTTGCAAGCGATACCACTACGCCTCCTGCAACTCCGATTGAGAAGTTTAGAGGTACAGCTTTCACTCATCAGATTGCTGGCGGGACGGCTAAGTATTATTGGATTCAAGCAGTCAAGTATCCTTTAGGCGCAACCCCTGCGGCTGGGTCTACGAATACAGCCAAATCTGCGTTAGTCCCGTTTGGCGCACCTACAGTAGTCACTGCATTAAAGATTGCGAATGCGGTAATGGCTGCTGACTCAATTGATACAGCACAAATTATTACTGATGCCGTTGGGTCTGAACAGATTGCCCAAACGCTACAGTCTTCTAATTGGAGCGTTCCTAATCAGACGGGCTGGCAGATTAGCAAGAACGGCGACACCACCTTTAACAATACGGTTGTCCGAGGAAATATAAGCGCATCAACCGGAAGTATTGGCGGGATAACCGTGGATGCCGATAGCATTCACGTTGGTACGGGAACCTTTAACGATGCCAACACACAGTTTTATGCTGACGATCAAGGTCGGTTTAGCCTAGAAGACAAGTTATCTTGGGACGGAACGACCTTAACGGTAAATGGCGGCGGGACTTTCACAGGCGCATTAAGCGCGGCTACGGGGACGTTTACAGGAGAGTTGAGCGGCGGCACAATATCCATTGGATCAAACAACGACATATTTAAAGCTGATTCAAATGGAATTTATCTCGGCAATGCCACCTTTGCATCTGCACCCTTTAGAGTTGCTCCGGATGGGTCTTTAACTTCTACCACAGCTAATTTAACAGGCGCATTAACCGCTACATCATTAAATATAACTAATACCGCAACTGTTACTGACACTGCTAACTTAATAAACAATGTTGCAATCAGAGAAGAAGTATTAAGGGTTGAGGTCACTACCGGAGACGTCCTAGATTTAGAGACTGGCGGTGAAGTTGAGATTCAGAATCTAGGCGATGTAGCGATCTATGTCAGCAATCAAGACGCAATACTCCAAGGGAACATCAATACCGTTGCGCTTGGTCTTAGCAACCTAGAACAAACAATTGTAGATCTAACCTCTGGTGTTAGTGATATCTTTATCCAAACAACCGCTCCCGTTGCGGGAGTTGGCGGCATTCCTGATCCTATACCAGATTTTTCCAGATGGTACGACTCAGACGATGACAACCATCCTTATTATTGGACTGGATCAGCTTGGGTCAGCTTGGAAGACCCTAGAATTGGCGCTAATGCGGTATCTATACAAAACCTTAATGCCAATCTCTCAACTACGAACACTAACGTAGCCGCCAATACTACTTTGGCTCAAGGCAAGATTCAGAGCTATTTCCAAGATGCGGAGCCTAGCGGCGGCACTTACGCGACTGGTGATTTATGGTTTGACACTGACGATAAAAACAAGGTCTACAGATACGATGGATCGGCTTGGGTTGCAGCGAGAGACTCAGACATTGCTCAAGCTATCTCTGACGCTTCGGACGCACAAGCTACGGCAGATGGCAAGGTTCAAACTTTCATACAAGATGCCGTCCCACAGGCAAGCGACTCAGGGCTTAATGCTTTGTTTGTTGGCGACTTGTGGATAGATTCCAATGACAAGAACAAGCTCTATAGGTACAACGGATCAGCATGGTCACTTGTTAGAGATACTGGTATTGAGGCAAACGCAGGAGCTATTTCTACGCTGGATGCTACCGTTAGCGATATTGATGACGTCGTAACGGCTCTAAGCACATCCAACACAAGTTTAGTCGCTACCATAGATTTTATAACCAAAGTTAGCGATGAAGATGGCGATTTATTGGAAGACGAGGACTCAACCACAGAAAGCCCTGTCATAATAGATATGCAGGATCTTACTGATGTTGCGTCTGCTACGGGCGCAGCTGATCAAACACTGCAGACAAGGGTAACATCGACTGAAGATACTATTGTGATTCAGTCAACAGAATTAACAGTTCTTAATTCAATTTTGACAGACGGCGATGGTAATTTATCAGCGGGAGCAAACGCGGTATCCGCGCTCCAAACAGACGTTACTCAGATCAATACCCTAGACGGAACTTCAACGTCAGCAAACGCCAGCGCCTTAGTCGCCTTAAAATCTATAGTAGAAGATCCGTCAACGGGATTGAGCGCAGTTGGAGGCGTAGTAAGCACCTTGACAGCAAACGTAGGGGATGGGGCTGTATTAGTCAGCGACGCTCAGACTCTTTACGCAGTCACAGGGCTGGTGGCTACAGACAACTGGGACGTAGCAGAGACTTATGCGGCAGGATCTGGCGTGGTATATCTCGGTATTCCTTACGTTGCGGCGGTAGCCAACACTGGAGAAACTCCGCTCAATAACCTGAGCAACTGGACTCCAGCAGACACCACAGCCTCTTTGATTACTGATAACAATGTATCAAGGATCGGTTATTGCGTAGATGCAGATGGCAATCTGACAGACCACAAAAACGCTACTTTATGTGTTGCGGCTGGCAATACTTGGAATGGTGACGCAGCATTAGCGGAAGCTGTTAAGGCTTTGACAGTGATCAAGCCTGATGGGACTTACGCTACAATCCAAGACGCTACATCCGTAATATCTGATGATGTTGGCGATGTTATAGCTCAAAAGTATGTGAAGATCGATGCAAATGGCGCGATAGCTGGATACGGGCTGTATTCTACAACCTCATCAGGAGAAACCGAGTCTGAATTTGTAGTTACTGCTGACAAGTTTAAGGTCGTTGACCCTGCTAACACCGCATTGACGGCCTTAGCGCCTTTCACGGTTACAGCTCAAAAGATCGTGATGGGTACTGACGTCGAGATCGATGGTGGGCTGGTAGTAAGTGGCGAAATTAAAGCAGACCGCTTATCTTTAAATGGCACGATGTTTACCACAGAAACCGTAGGCAGTGACGTCAAATTAGTCATTGCAGATGGCGGCGTTAATACTACTCAGGTTGCTGATAACGCGGTCAACATCGATAAGATATCAGACACGCTTCAATCAACAGACTATGTTGCAGGGTCTGCTGGTTGGAAACTGACCACTGACGGAACCTTTGAGGCTGGCAGTGGAACTTTTAGGGGCGCTATTACAGCGACTAGCCTAGCACTTTCGGAAGGTATTACGATTGGGACGACCAATCTTGATACAACCGTTAATACAAGTTTAGGTTTAGCTGATAGTTCAAATCAAGATTCAACATCAACAATTCTAGGCGGCAACTTAACTGGTCAAGTTAATGGTACTGCTGTTGCTACAGTCGAAAGTGGTGCAGCGGCAGGTGCGACAGCATCTCAAGTAAATGCTGGCTTGGCATTGCTTCTGAATAAAGACACTTTTGGCAACGATAACACTGGCGAAGCATCTTTAGTCTCAGTTGATAAAGACGGCAATCCACTTCTTGAAGATGCGACTACAACATCAAATGGATTTATTCAATGGAACGGCAGCAAGATAACCGTAGAAGCCGTCCAGTACACTTCTTCCTCAACGGTTAAATTTACAGTCTTAACGGGCCTTGCGGATAAGCGCGGTTTTATTGTTTTTGACACAACGAAATCAAACCCATTTACTGTGGGATCAGTGGCGATGGACGTGGCCTTCGCGTTCAAAGAAGGCGCTCAATGGTATTACGATAATAATATTACCGCCACCACGTTCACGCCAACCAACGACATGGTTGCTCTGGGTTATTTAGAGACTGGAACTGGCGATCTAATCTTAAAAGGCGGCTTAATAAATCCCGTTACTTTGACGGCAGCGGCATTTCCCAGCGATGTAGTTAAATCTGGAAGTATAGGCGGCGTCCTGATCACGCCAACGACTATTGAATCTAACTTTGTGACTGGGGTATCTGGGTTCCAATTAAAGTCGGATGGAACTCTTGAGGCTGGAAATGGTACGTTCAGAGGCGCAATCAATGCTACCAGCCTGACGTTATCAGCAGGCGTCACTATTGCAAAAAGCGTGGTCGGCTTAACGAATGTTGACGATGTAAGCCAAGCGACGATTCAATCAGACACACTAACAGCGGCGACAAGTTCAGACGTTGGGCTTGCGAATGTTGAAAATTTAGACGCACAAAACCAAGCGCAAACAGGATTGATCGCAGGTACAACAATTACAGGCGGCGGCATTACAATGTCGTCAGGCGGTGCAATAAAGACCACTGGCAAAGATAGCGAATCAGACACCACTAACGGGTTTTTCCTAGGCTACAACGGGAGCAATTACACTTTCGGGGTTGGCGATGCCAATCAGTCGATGCAATGGACTGGTTCGGCGTTAAACATTGTCGGCGCGTTAAACGCAACAAGTTTAAACGTGACCAACATTACAGGCGCGGTCACAGGCTTTGATGCTGGGAAGATCTCAGGCGATGTCACGGAAGTTTATCCGTTATCCTCAACGCCTAACGTGAGTTTTGACAACTCAGGAACGCCAAACCCGACAGTCATGACTGGTTTTTCTATTCCAGCGCCTGAGAACTCAGTATCAAAAAGACACAGATTGTCTTTAGCGTTTGAGATTCAATCAAGACGATCAAGCGGCACAGGTTTGGACACGCATACAATTTACTACTGGGCATCTCGCAAGAGCCTCGGATTTGAAGCGGTTGCAATCGGAGACGTGACACTTTTGAGCACACCTGTCAGCGGTTACGTTGAGGTCTATACTATTTCAGGGAACGTCACAGATCAGATGGATAATAATGGGGCCATCGCGCCAAATACAAATCCAAGCGCCGCACAAATTGGCAAGATCATCGGCGTTAGTTATCAGGCCGCAACAGATAAAACCAATATTGAAGTATCGTTTGGGTCTGGATCCTCACCGCATTATGCCAATGGCACGACGATGTATTTCTCGCCTAGCCAATTTACAGCATCAGGCGCTTATCCCGATTCAGCTTGGCAAGGTAAGCAATCATTAATTCTTGACGGCACTTCAATCACCTATGCAACGGTGCCTTTAATAGCCAGCTTTGGATCAACAACGGTTGCTAGAGACTATCGGATCTATGCACAGAACTCAGCTCAATATACAAACCTGACGGTCACATGTCCGAAACTTTATGGCACCGTGGAGAACATAGCATGATAACTGTCGGCGTTAGATTTGAGGATGGTACAGAACAAGTAATCGGTGAATACGAGCGGGTTGTTGAAGCTAATGATGTTTTAACGTCATCGGTTGCAGATTACCCAGAAGCTGAATACTTGTACCTAGAAATGGCTGGGTATGATGTTGACCTGAACCAAGCTGTTATTTCACGCTATGCTAAATTATATCCAAACGATGTCTAATATCGTAAAATGCCCGAATAAAGGAGATTAACCGTGTCTAAAATTTCAGAGTTAACAGATGGAGGCAGCTTACTGCCAACAGATTTTTTGATCGCCGTTAGAAGTGGCGGAAATGTCAAGGTCCAAGCTGACGATATTACTGTTGACCAAATTCGGCTTGGTGATAATGAGAAGATAGAGCTAGGTAACAATCAAGACCTACAGATTTATCATGATGGTATTGATAGTCGTATTGATGAGGTGGGCGGTAATAGGCTTATTCTACGCAGCAGTGATGATATTCGTATGGATAAGTATACAGGCGAAAACATGGGCGTGTTCAATGCTGATGGTTCTGTTGATCTTTATTACGATGCAGTTAAGAAATTTGAAACCACAGCCACAGGCATTGATGTAACGGGCAGCGTCACGGCGGATGGGCTTACTGTTGATGGTTCGGCAACAATTGATAGTGGCGGCGCATCCCCTTTGACAATATCAAGAAATTCTGGGGCAAATTCCAATGTAGGAATTGCATTCAACGCGGCTACAAATGATTTTAATATTGGACCCTTAATAGACTGCGTGTTGGGTCAGGCGGAGACATCAGCTTCTACGAGGACACGGGCACGACTCCAAAGTTGGTGTGGAAGAGTGCTGATGAACGGCTGGGTATTGGTACGAGTTCGCCTAGTGCTAAACTTGATAGCCAAGAAACGTATGATACCGTTACAAACATTTTAACTAACGGCACTTATGCTGCAAAGTTTGGAGGAGATACAGGAGTCGGAGCGGCAGGACGCGCGCAAGGGATTATGATTGCAGGTCGGAACGGCACAGCGCGTGGCGCGGCTATACTTGCTGAAAACCAAAACTCTGGTAACGCACATGACTTATTATTTGCCACAAGTGCTAATGCATCAGCACCAGCAGAACGTATGCGTATTGATGCCAGCGGCAACGTGGGTATTGGTTGCACGCCTAGCTATCCTTTAGAGGTTCAGTCTGGCGGTGTAGGCACAGTATTACGTGCAGGAACATCTTTTGTTTCTATTGATTCTGTCGGGAGTGAATCCTCTCCGTCTTTAATTTTAAACGGCGATAGCAACACTGGCTTTTGGCATCCTGCGTCAGACACCCTTGCTGTTTCTACGGCTGGCACAGAACGTATGCGCATAGACTCTAGCGGCAACGTGGGTATTGGTACTAGCAGCCCTAACGCAGTGTTAACAACTGACCCAGAGTCAGGAAACTTTAGTTCTACTTACAACAATTATGATGGTGTCGGTCTTTTTATTAGAGGAAACGGAACATCTAGTAATGGCAACTATGGTCCTGCTTTAGCTTTT